AATCTGCTCTGGACTATGCGATCCCAGCGATCCTCGTGGTTTCCCTTAATGTATATTATCTCGCACTTAATGCCAGCGACCTTACGAACGCGGGCCAGGTAGTTATGCGTTTCTTCTAGCTCTATCTCTAGCCTATCTTGCCAGCGTGGATTCTGTCTATGGACGGTGAGGGCGTGCAGATCAGCGACGTCACCGAGGAATATGATCTTGCCAGGCTTATGCTTTTTTATGAGTGCGTGGATATTCTTCTCAGCCTCTCGACAATGAAAAGGAACGTGGACGTCTGGTATTACTAAAGTGCGGTTTTTCATGCTTGAATGATACGCCAGGAAGTCGTATAACAATGTTGCTCAGTATCACCTTAACCGATAAAATTGTCCCAAAATCGTCGCAGATGCGACACCTAAAATTAAAATGAAAGAACCTGAACTAAACATAAAGACCGTCGCCATAGATACTATCGAATACGATCCCTTTAATGTACGAGAGCATGACGAACGAAATATTGAGGCAATAAAGTCTAGTCTAGCCAGATTCGGACAGCAGAAGCCGATCGTGGTAAAGAAGGACGGCACGGTGATCGCTGGTAACGGGACGCTCGGCGCAATGCGAATGCTAGGGTATAAAGAGGTCGTTATTGCAGAGACAGAACTAGACGGAGAAGAAGCGGTGGCGTTTGCAATAGCTGACAATCGCACTGCCGAGCTCGCTGCATGGGATAACCAGGCACTAGCCCAGGCACTCGATCAGCTAGGCGAGGAACTATTGCCAGCCTCTGGATTCGACGAGGACGAGCTGGCTGAGCTGTTAAATAATTTAGAGCCAATCGACTTCGAGGGCAAGGAGACAGAGCAGTCTATCCAGCTAGAGCCACCAAAGGAGTATGTGCTGGTAGTATGTGATACAGAGGAAGAGTGGCAATCACTAAGGGGAAAGCTAGGCATGAGCAATAAGGTTAGGCGTGGTGGATACAAGCAAGGATCAGAGTTTGATTCTGAGGGAGAGAATAGACTAATAAAAGCAAGCGATCTCATTAGTAAAGTTAAATGATAATAGCAGTACCATCAAAGGGTAGAGCTGGCATAACAAAGACGGATATAATATTGCCGTCTGCGACATTCTTTGTGCCTAAATCGGAGGTAGCAGATTATCTTAATGCTGGAGTTAAGAAGGTTGTTGGCGTAGATGACGACGTAAAAGGTATAACCAAGACCAGGAACTGGATTCTAAACAATGTAAATGAGAGGCGCGTCGTGATGGTTGATGATGACGTCAAGACCCAGGGCTACAGGAAATTAAACGAAAGAAATAGTAAACATATCCACGGCAACGAAGAGTTTTGGCTCAAGGAGTGCAGAAAATTATTCGATATTACGGAGCAGATGGATTACCGAATATGGGGGGTTGCAACAGTGTCCTCCTTAATGAGCGTATACCCGTACCGACCATTCCAGTTCAAGGGATATATAACCGCGTCCTTTATGGGGATTGTAAACGATGGCAGAACTATGTTCGACGAGAGCTTCCCTGTCAAAGAGGACTATGAGTTGAATCTTAGGTGCATGAAGGAAGATGGCGGTGTGGTTTGCGCCAGGTACCTATATTGGGAGAATGAACACTGGGAGACCGAAGGCGGCTGCAAAGAGTACAGGACTGATGATATGGAGAAAGAAATGATTGCCAAGCTCCAGCAGATGTACCCCAACTGGGTTAGACAGAAGACCAGCGGTGGCTCGGACTTTTCAATCAGCGTCTTATAGGTAATTGGCAATGATAGTAAGAATTGGTATTACTGGCGACAACCCATACAAGACTCTCAAAGAGGCTAACCCAGATGCGGCAACCTTGCCATTCTTTCGAGACGCTTACATCGGCTTCACTCTGCAAGCTGGCGAGCGAGCACTGGCGACCTACGACTTCGATCTTTGTATTGACTCACTGATGAAGCGAAAGGACATGACGAGGGACCAAGCGGTAGAGTATTTTGTCATGGAAGTGGCAGAGGTGTATGAGGGCAGAAATACCCCACTGATATTAGTGGCACGCTGATACCTACTGTTGTTATACTGTTATCAATGGCTGATAATCAACAAGAAGAAAGTGTATTCCGCGTCCGCCTGGACGACCTTACCACCGACCCGTCCAACGTCCGCACGCACGGAGAGCGCAACCTCGAAACAATCAAGGGATCACTTCGGCGGTTCGGTCAACAACACCCGCTCGTCGTGGATAGTAACAACGTGGTCGTCGCTGGTAACGGTCGCCTTGAAGCTATGCGATCTGAGGGCTGGGAAGACTGTCTTGTGATCCGCACTAAGCTAGACGCCGCCGATCGTACAGCCTTTGCCATCGCTGACAACCGCACGTCTGAGCTTGCCGAGTGGGATACCGAAGGGCTGGCACAGGCTTTGGAAGGTCTAGGCCTACTCGACGAGGATCTGCTGGCTGCCGCTGGATTCGATGACGTAGAGATGGCCGAGGTGATCGAGGGGCTGGGCGAAGAAGAACGCGCTCCGTTATCCAACCAGACCCTAGCCGAACGCTTTATGCTCGCCCCCTTCTCGGTGCTAAACGCCAGAGAGGGGTCGTGGCAAGATCGCAAGAGGGCGTGGATTGATATCGGGATACAGAGTGAGCTAGGAAGAGGCGAGGGAGAGTTCCACGCCGCACCTGGCGGTAGTCCTATGGTTAGCGGATACACAGCCGATGGTGAGAGGCAGACAGGCACGGTTGGTACTGGCACGATGAACATACCTCTTTCTGGGAGGATACCTGACTACTATTGGCAGAAAGAAAAGGCCGAGAAGAAGCTAGGCCATAAGCTGAGCAATAAGCAGTTCGAGGAGAAGCACATAGTGATACCTCCAGGGGGTGGACTAACATCATCTGGCACATCTGTATTTGACCCAGTCGTGTGCGAGCTGATGTACCGATGGTTCACAGCGCCAGGCGCTACTATTCTTGATCCGTTCGCTGGAGGCAGCGTCCGTGGTGTTGTAGCCGCGCACCTAGGCAGAGAGTATGTTGGCCAGGAGTTGAGAGGGGAGCAAGTAGACGCCAACCGATCACAGTGGATAGGTATATCCGAGGATAAAGATTACGACCACCCGCCTACCTGGATTAAGGGCGATAGTATGAACATAGACAAAACGTGCGCAGACGTAGACGCTGATTTTGTATTCTCTTGCCCGCCCTACGCAGACTTAGAGGTATATAGTGACGACCCAGCGGACATTTCAACTATGGACTACGATGATTTTCTAGCCACCTACCGAGCTATAATCCAGAAGTCGTGCGATCGCCTAGGTGACAACAGATTCGCGTGCTTCGTAGTGGGTGAGGTCAGAGATAAGAAAGGGGCTTATCGTAACTTCATAGGTGATACTGTTGAGGCGTTTAGGAGGGCTGGTCTCTCATTCTACAACGAGATAATACTGGTGACTTGCGTGGGGAGCCTCCCTATCAGAATGGGACGGCAGTTCCAGACAGGGCGCAAGGTAGGCAAAACCCACCAGAATATACTCGTGTTTGTTAAGGGCGATGGCAAGAAGGCGTCTAGGTGGGCCGACCCAGGGCTGAGCCACGACGAGGTAGCCGCTGCGATAAAGGCGTCGAAAGAAAGCCAAGATCAAGAGGAGGTCTAATGGCTGATAAACAGGAAGAAAAACAGCCATCGAAGCGTGAGGACCCAGTGCGTGCCGATCACTTAGAACCGTACCGATGGAAGAAGGGCCAGAGCGGCAACCTTAAAGGAAGGCCAAAGGGGTCGGTAGGGCTATCCAAGCGTATAGAGGAGCGTCTACTGGAAGCAATAAGCTCAGATGACCCTAGACAGTTGGCAGACCTTTTGGCTGGCGCAATCGTGAAAACAATGCTCAAAGACCCTGTAAAGGCTGAGCGGCTTATCTCAAAGTTCATGGACAGAGATGAAGGCCCAGTAGAGAAGGACTCAGTTGTTCAGATAGGTATAGACGCCAGGGGCGTTGTGCCTGAAGCACCGCCCTTGATAGAGGCTGGTAGCGATGGATCTCCGACTTTCGTCGATCACCTGAAACGGCTTGTGGCAATAGCGGACGAACGTGGGCTAAATATCGACGCACTGGACATGGGATCTGGCGATAACAATAATGGCTGAACGCTACGAAGAAGAGCACGAGGCGCGAGAGGCTATCCTAGACGCCTACAATGAGCTCTGTCCTGGGATCGTAGATAATCCATACCTGGACGGACACTTCCCCTTACCCATGCAGTGGATGTTCTTGAGGGGACACCTTGATTATCCTCCAGAGGACGGCGGTGTATTCCAGGGGCTCTACGGCGGTGCAGCGGGTGGAGGCAAGAGCGACGCGCTTTTAATGGCGGCTGCACAATACGTCAACAGGCCCGAGTTCGCTGGCTGTATCTTTAGGCGTACATTCTCCGATCTCTCACTACCTGGGGCTATCATGGATCGTGCTCTAGGCTGGTGGAGGAATAAGCCAGGCGTTCATTGGGACGGCACCAATAAGACTTTCCGCTTCGAGAGTGGCGCCAAAATATCCTTCGCATATCTACAGCACGCTGGCGACGAGCTTCGCTACCAGGGCGCAGAGTTCCAATCGGTTAGCTGGGACGAGCTTACTCAGTTCCCAGACAGGCGACAATACCGCTATCTTCTATCACGGATTCGTAGACCAGCTAACTCAACGATCCCACTACGATCACTGGGCGCGACTAATCCTGGAGGCCCTGGACACTCGTGGGTGGCCCAGGACTTCGACGTGATGCAGAATAATGAGGGCTTTCCTTTCTATCCAGCCCGAGTTGTCGATAATCCATACATAGATCGGGAGTCATATATCGCTGGACTCATGCACTTGCACCCGACGACCAGAGCTCAGCTACTTGCTGGAGACTGGAGAGCGCGTGAGCCAGGTGATTACTTCCGCCGTGAGTGGTTCGGTCCGCTATTAGATCCGCAAGTAGATACCTGGGCGTCCCGTGACTGCACCCGCGTGAGGTGGTGGGACTTGGCAGCTAGTGAGAAAGAGGGTTCAGCTCATACTGCTGGCGTCAAGATGGCCAGGCATAGATCTGGCGTATATGCGATAGAGCACTGCGTGAGCTTTAAGGCTACGCCAGGACGGCGTGATTCACGGATCATAGACATCGCCAAGAGTGACGGGCCGACCGTTACAGTGGGTCTGGAGATAGAGCCAGGATCTGGCGGAATCGCACAGGTTGAGTCTATTGCTGAGAAGCTCAAGGCGAGTGGCATACGATGCGTCTACGCACGGCCACGATCAGACAACACAGACCGAGAGAAGATATACGTCGTCCGTGCCTCAAGCTCAAACAATGGCAAGGCTGCCAGATGTGACCCAGTTGCCGCTTGCCTAGAACGCGGGTATTCTCGTCGAGGAGAAGGAGAAGAATGGGACTCGGTGACTCAAGATAGGGTACCTTGGTGGGGAGAGGACGCAGACAAGCCCTTAGACCAACAGAAAGACGGCATACGTCTCTTTGCTGGCTCTTGGACTCAAGCATACCTCGACATCGTAGAAGGCTTCCCAGGCGACGGTGGTAACCGTGTAGACGAGGCTGACGCTACCAGCGGTGCTTGGGCTTGGCTCAAGTCTCACCCAGGAGGGGCGTCTCAAGCGCCTAAGATAGAACGTGAGAAGCAGATGTCGACATCAGACAAGCTCCGCAATACCAACCCAGCCGAGCGACCTAAGATAGACCTGAGCAAAGATAGAGGCGGGAGGTGGAGGCCATGACCTACGAGCGGCCTTTCCATTATCATGGCGGCGGTCATTACTCGCCAGTCAATACGCGAGAGGGCAAGTACCCAGATCCGCTATTCCTGGCGATGCCTAACGCTATGGGTAAAGACTTCGCTCACGACTTCATCGAGTGGACAGCTAAAGAGCGCGATCAGTTTGTGCTTGGTGGCGACAGAGAACACCGACGAGACGTGGAGATTGTAGGGCTAGATGCGTGCGGTATCTTCGGCGAAGAGTTACATCGTAAGCTACTGCTGACCTATGAGGACGCTATAGAGGCGTGTCAGGTCGAGCCGTTCTGGGCTGTCTGGTGCGAGATGAATGGTATTGGCTACTTGGACGGCGATCGTTTCAGCTGGCACACCGACCACTTCCAGAGCTCAGTCAATCTTCGGAGAGAGACTAAGGCCCTCACGTTCCTGTATTACGCGCAACAGGAGCCACGACAGTTCACAGGTGGCGGGCTTGAGTTCGCTGACGGTACGATCATAGAGCCAGAGAATGACCTCCTTCTGTGGATCAATCCTTACCAGCGCCACCGTGTTCTCGAGGTCGTGCTCAATGAAGGCGCGGATCCTTGGCGCGGTGGCAGATGGACGCTGGGTGGCTGGCTGCACAGAACTGAGACAGGTATGCCGATGCCGACGTGGCACACGAGACCTGGCGCCCCTACAAATTACATTCACTGACCGTATGAGCAGAACGGCGGACATCGTTATAGTAGGCCATGGGGTTAGCTCGGCCAAGAAGGACTAAGAAGTTCAACAAGGCAGAATGGAAAGATGTTCTGTCTAGGCTCCGCTATGAGTGTGGCTGTTCTCTGCCAGTCGACGTGGTGAGGACGAAGGTGCCGTCTAGCATTTACGGAGACTGTCACCTGGTGAACTCGAAGACCCGCCCTCGTTTCCAGATCCGAATAAGCAAGGCTGTCCCACAAGATGTTGCCTACGATATTCTGATCCATGAGTGGGCGCACTGCCTGGCGTGGAATGTTGGCAATAAGAACGTAACCGATCACAGCCCCGAGTGGGGCGTCGCCTTTGCTCGAGTATACTGCGTGGTTATGGAAACGACCTAATCAAAAAAACCATAACAAACACCTAGCAAATAGTCTCCATCCGTGTTAGGGTGTCGGAGCCATGCCAAAACTACCACCACAGACTGAAGAGGAGCTTTACAACTCTGCGACCGTAAGCAAGCCTATCGTTGAGAAATCTAGTGCCGATCTACCTATCTCTAAAGAAGGTATCTGGGCTAGGAAACGCGCCCTCCGTGAGGGCAGATGTGTCGCAGCTCCGAAAGGAGGAGTGCCAGCTAAGCCAGCCAAAAAGGTAGCGAAGAAAAAAGCCCCTAAGAAAAAGGTAGCTAAGAAGGACAAGTAGAGGCACCCATGAGCGAAGCAATGCGCGTCCGTAACCAGGCCCAACAGGTCTACACCCGAGCACTGTCCAGCGCCTGGCGTAATGGTATTAGTCTCCATGATCCTAGCTTATGGCTCTTTCGTGATCCAGAAGTCGAGGAGAAGATGCTCCGCGATGCTGACATTCGGCACGCAGTCGGCTACAGGCGCCACTTAATTGCTGGCAAGGACTGGTCGTTATTCCCTCGTGTTGAGACTAGCCCACACGCTGCGCTCTCTGTCCACGTCGGCACAACTCTTCTTAAAGAGATCGAGAACTTTACACAGGCACGCATGAACCTGGCTCGGGCGTTTTTCTCTGGCGCACGCTTCGCTAGGATCCACGGCGAGCCCCGAATACTTAATCTAGGTGATGGCAAGAAGAGGACCTGGTGGGTGCCAACGCGCCTGGAGGACCTGGACAAGCGAATGTATCGGATCGTGCCGAACAACGAAGAGGGTGAGCTCAGCGCACACTGGGAGCGGTGGAATGTCGGGACGGCTGAGTATGATGTCGAGACAAAGTTCGACGCGCTCCACACGATCAAGCACGTCTATCAGGATGACGAGGCGAGCCTTGGTCACGGCTCCGCACTACGCGAAGCCCTCGGCTGGTGGTGGTATGCCAAAGAGCACGTCTTCCAGGAGTCGCTGGCAGCGGTTGAAAAGTTCGCCCAGGGCGTTCTGATTGCTAAGGTCGATGGCGCACGAGATGCCGAGACTGGCTTGCCTAACAGCGAGCTGATCTCTGACTGGACGGCAGTGCTGGAAGATCTCCGCGCTCGCCACGTCCTCGTATTTGATAAGAGCGATGACGTTGAGATACTGCCTGGTGGCAGTGATGGCTGGCAACTCATGGAGTCGATCCGTGCTGAGCTACGCAATACGATCTACACGCTCGTCATGGGCGCCAACCTAACAACGGCCTCCAACGAAGGCGGTAGCTATGCTCTCGCCCAAGTACAGGAGAACAGCACCGAGGCGTTGATCCAGTTCGATCGTGAGACGCTACAGGAGACCTTTACGAAGAGCTTGCTGAAGTGTATCTGGTTCCGCAATCACGCGAACCTTGTCGAGCTAGGCATAGAGGACGAGAGCCCGATATTCAATATATCTCAAGAGAAGCGCCAGGATCCTAAAGAGCGTGCCGAGGTGGCGAATATGCTTTCTACTATGGGCGTCGATCTGTCGCTCACTGAAGTCCTGGAGCAGACTGGATTCTCAGCGCCAGAAGAAGGGGAGGACATTATCCCTGGCGGATCAGCAGCACCAGCAGAGGGTGGTGGGGGCTTTCCATTTAAGGCGACGTCGTGACACAGTACGACATAAGCGCGGTTCTTGAAGATGAGCACACTCGTCTCGCTGGCCAATATGTCGCAGCATTCAGGGATTACCTAGTCGCTATCGTTCTAAAGAACGCGCCCCAAACTAGGGACGCACGGCTACGGCTGGAGGATGTCGTCCGCGAGGCGATGGGTAAAGCCGAGGTCCTGGGGGCATTATCAACGCTAAGAGAGGCATCTGGCGTGGTAGCCAGCGACACGGCCTTCATGGCTGAGCGATCCAGACTGGTCGCCTTTGCTGATTCATCCGTAACGAAGATTTTGTCCCGCGTGACATTCGCCGAGGCGCTCGAGGATCTAGTCGATCGCGTCCCAGCCACCTTCCGTAATGCTGCCGAGAGAACGGCTGGCAATATAGCCGACACTTACTCCAGCGGTCGGGGCGTTATTTCTTTCGCTAAGTCGGCAGAAGATGCAGTCACGCACAGAGCCCAAGAGTTGATCACGAAGGGCGTCCGTGAAGGTATCCCTGAGAAGGAGATCGGCAAAACAATGTCCTTTGACGTGAACAGGATCCGCACGGAGACTGAGGCATGGACAGAAGGATACGCTCGAATGGCTTTCCGTACCAACCTCAACTCTGCCGTCGCAGAGGGGCGACTACGCCAGGCACGCGACCCAGACGTCAAGAAAGTCGTCCCAGCTTTAAGATTTACGGCAGTAGGCGATGGCGACACTCGACCTAACCATGAGGCAGCAGACGGCGTTATCCTGTCAGCCGATAACTCGGCGTGGCGCTTTATGAGCCCGCCCTTCGGATATAACTGTCGGTGCCAGCTAGATCTAGTGTCTGCACCTGAGCTGAGGCGCATGGGTAGGGTAAACAGTGATGGCAAAGTAATAGAATCGCGCATACCTTCTAGGGCTAGACCTGACGCTGGATTCCGATCGGGGGGACCGTCTTGAGCAGAAAAGACTGGGGCGTCGTCCGTAAACAGTTCGAGACCTTAGCTTTCAGAGGAGGTGTCGACGAGGCTGCCAACGCCTTGCACGTCCACCGAGCTACCGTTTATAGGCTAATCAATAAGCAGACCAGAAGACCTAGTGGCCCGCTCCGTGCAGCAGTCGAGAAATTCGTCGCAGATGCGACACCTAAAGACCGTAAAGTTAACGGGCGATAGCTGTAAGACCTCCATACAACATTTAACGCCATGACAACAGCAACCAACACTTTAACTCAACGCGCCACTGCTAATCCAGGGAGCGTGCGATCGGTAACGGGCTTCACCCGTCCAGCC